ATTATTCTCTAACTCATAAAAGGCTACCTCACTATTATCTCCAAATGGGTCAGAAGCATTTTTTGTAATATAGGCTTGTTTCTCGTTGTATAGATTCTCTACCGCAGCAGCATCTAGTGCTGAATCAAATATTCTAATTTGGTCTAAATATTGTTTAGAATATGCATTATTACCAGACCCAAGATAAGTTGATACGGTGTTGGCAAAGAAGTTCTTATCTACTGTATCTTGTTTCTTTTGTACATTATCAACATACAACGTTCTTGTTCTATTATTAGTTCCAGAATTATAAACATCGGTAACAACCAAATGATGCCAATTGTCATCAGCAAAAGATTCATCTGTAATTATCCAGTTATTATGTTGATTAGCACCCCCATATGTGTAATAAAATATTCTGCCTGCTGGAAAATTAGAGTTGTCATTACCTCCAAATCCTAAATATTGGTAAGAGTTATTATAATTAACAAATATTGGGTTACTACCTCCTCCAGCATTTAAATCAGTTGTATTAGATTTTACCCATACACTAAAAGTAAAATTTACTTCGTTGTTGGTATTTGAGGGAAGCTGAGAAATAGTGCCAATATCAATTGAACTATTTGTTCCATTAAACACCGCAGCAGTACCATACCTACCAAACTCATAGGTTATATTAGATTCAGTACCATCGTAGTTTGTTGTTTCATCGTTGGCATTACCATCAAATTTATAGTACGCAGTAATGGTATCTTGATAATTTAGTGTATCAGTTGTAGGTGTATAAACAGTAGCAGTTTCTCCGTAAAGAGTAGATACTTCTGTTGAAGATATTGCTCTGTTGAATATTCTAACTTGGTCTAATTTACCTTTGTATCTTATATCACTTCCAATATTAGCAGGGTTTGCACCAATATACAAGCCTGTACCTGCGTTAATCACCCTTCTTTGTGTCATTGATGTGTGAGAAAGTGTTTCCGAAGTTTGCAAACTCCCATCCACATATACTTTTGTTTCTAAATTTACATCTTGTGTAAAGACTATGTGATGCCAATCATCATCTAAAACTGATGTTTTTACAATTCCTAGTTGTGTTGACCCATCGTGAACAATTAGCACAATTTTACCGATAGACTTATCATATAATAATCCTAAATAATTGCCATTATAATCTTGCAATATGCTTTTATACTGATAACTTCCAAAGTTGCTTTGAGTAACATCTTTGACCCAAAAAGACATTGTAAAATCAGTTGTATTGCCAATACTTAAAGATGTTTGTATATAACCATCATTAAAACTTGCACCCCAGTTCATCTGTCCATCTACTCCAAAATCAACATCACCCCAAAGTGTACCATCGTAGTTACCACCAGTTTCTGAAGCATCGTAGTCTAATGTATAAAGAGCAATACAATTACCATCCCCAAATACATCTAATGTGTCAGAAGTACCGCTAGGTGCAGCAGCAGCAGCTCCTCCTATAAAAAGTCTTTTTCCTAAACTCATATTATTCTATATCTATTGCAGGTGGGTCAAACAAAATAGGTGTCCATTTCACTACATTCTTCTTTGTAGTAAGGGCATTAACTTCTGTTTCTCTTTCTTCCACCTTTGCTCTGATATCACTTCTTTCGGTTGTTATTGCAGAAGGAGTCGCAGTACCTAGTTCGGCTTCCCTTGTTATGTACCAATCCGTCTTGGATAGTTCTACATTGGCAAGTTCTTTTACTTTTGCTATCTTCTCTGCTTTTAGTTCCGATAATGTACCTTGTATTGTTTTATTAGACTTAGTTCTTTTGAATACGCTATTATCAGCATCCCAAGTGATACTACCTAGTTCTTCTACTCTGCGGTCATAAGAATCTGAAACAACATCATAAAACCCTTCCGCTTCTAATGTAGCAGTATCAGCTTTTCTGAAGTTCAATATTACACTACCATCACTTTTAGTGTACTCGCTTGGTAATCTTCTGTACTGGACTATTTGCCCATTTATTTGCTTTGCCTTCATATTATGGTTGTGTATTCGTTGTATAAGTTGCTATTGAGTAATTCACTATTGCAGCACCATCTGTATCGTCAACACAAACTACTTGAATCAAATTCGTAGCACTTGTGTCTAAACTTGCACTTCCTACTTTGCTTATTACAGATGTTGAAAAGCTATCTGCTAATGCTATAACTGCACTTGATAAATCAGAACCCGAAAGTAAAATATCCACTACTTGACCAGTTTTTAAGTCGTTTAGATTTAAGGTTACATTTCCTAAGTTACCAGTAAGATTAAACGCAGCATAGTCATCACATTCTAAATCAATAGGACTAGTGGTTGAAGATATTGTCTGCACTCTAGTATATCTATTGGCTAGTTGGTCGTGGTCAACACCATTGTTTGAGATTTGAATATCGTTAGAATTTACAGTAATTCCTGTACCAGCGCCCACTGCTAGTGAAGCATCTCCACTTGTTGCATCTCCAGTAAGTCCATCACCTGCGACAATACCTGTGATATCTCCGTCAAACTTCTCTTCAAGAGTAAATCCTCCAGAAGAATCATCATAGGTCAAAACATAGTTGTCAGTTCCTGAGTTTGCTGTGTTAGTCGTTGAAATCTGACTTGCTTTTATAGATAGTGAAGTGCCAGATAAGTCTTGAGTATCTTCGGTGTAAGTCTGCCCATATATCTCAGCAAACATTTTTCTTACTTTGACGAATGCAGCTCTTAGGTTATCGCCACTACCGTCATTAGCCGTTGTTCCTACATCTAGATTTTGTGATGCCATATTTTAATTTTTAATTGTTCATACAGGATGGCTCTGATGCAATATCTATAGCCAGCTGATTAGAGTCATTACCCCACCAGCTACTACAATATATCTCACCCCAATTTATCGCGTTCGCCATTATAATTCTGTTTCATCAATAGTTAGCCCTATAGAGCTAATAATGAATTCTGTTATACTTAAAACAAGGGTGCTACCCCCAGCTATAACAGGGTAAAAAATACCCCATCCAATCGTGTTGTCTTCGTTTGCCGCTCCAAACCAACTATTTCTATATACGCTTCCGAAAGACATCCTTTACTTTACTAATATAACTACTTAATTTAATTTCGTTCTTTTTCTTAGGTCTATACTGACCCGTCTTTTTTCTCTTTATAGCACCCATCCACTCAGCGCATTATTGTCTTTGTCTGGATACATTCCATCACCCTGACTTCCTACATACTCGGGAAAATCAGAACTCCTATCGTCTATATAGTCAAAGAACCTGTTAGTATAAAAATCAGCAAAATCTTTTGCTTTCGCAGTCAACTTGTCAATCTCGTCCGATGTTGGACTCTGACTACTCTCAGAGGTATGTTTAAATATTCCACCATTGCTTATTTGGTATGCTGCGAACGGAATGAACGAATACTGCGAGTACCATATAAGCATAGGCTTGATATAGGAGTTAAGTAGTGTTTTGTAGTTAGCGTTTGACGAATCGTCAAGCGTGCCTCCTGTAATAAGGGTCTGTAGTTTGTCATATAATTTTGTGCCAAGAAAGTTTTGTATATGTACATCTTGAGCAACCTCGACAAATTGTATTAGTTTATCTTCATCAAGACTACCATCAATAATAGACTTTCTTTTTAGCTCGGTAAGTGTTATAAATAATGCTTTCATTACGTTCTGCTTTTTGGATATCTCCCCTTATCAGCCCTGTTCCAATTTGCCTCAGAAGATTCTGGTGGATTGTTTGGTGACTCAAACCCACGCGCTACCGCCTGAGATTCATCAACCCTGTTCTTTTTAGCGTAGACAAGCCTCGTCCAAGCGTGTTTGCAATTACGACCTCCTTGCCACTTAAACAGAGAATAACTTCTTCCTTTGTGACCATGCTCTTTATTAACACCTCTAAATGACATTTTATTGATATCCTCAATTCTAAACACTAGATTTTTGGAAGACATATCCATCATCCTCAGACAGAAGTTTCTACTATCACTAGAGGCAACAATCTCACTGTATTTATATCTAACCTTGTATCCGTTGTTATCTTGAGATGACACTTTATCAGGCTCTGCATCATCCTCTGTTGGTTGAGATAGTTTAGTTACATCAAACTCTCTGTTTTCGTCCGTAACGACCTCAGAGTACACAACCTCCCAATCATCTGTAACAACCTCTCCAAGCCCCTCTAATTGGCTTATAATGTCATCTGCTTCATCATCGGACAGTTCATTCTTTTCAACCGAAGACAATTTCTCTCCAGTTTCCTCTTCTCTTTTTATTTTGGTTGAGATATTATCAAGTTCAGTAAACTCGATTGGTTGTAAAGTAACAAAGTATAAATTGAGATTTATCTCGTTAAACGCAAGCAATTCGTTGAAAGAATCTATAAGTAATTGCTGGAATGGTCTAATAACCATATTATCCATCAATATAGAAGCCGTTCTAAGCTCCTCGGCATTGTTTCCGAATCCTGTATTATCCTTAATACCCAAGAGTATTGGAGATACAACTCCGTGACCAATCATTATCTTCTCTCTGGACTCTTTTGCTAAGAATTCATATTGAGCGTGCGCATCAGGGAGGTTTATTGGTTCTATATTTGATTGTGAATCAGAATCCTCATTAAAAGCCAATATAAACCTACCAGCATTGGATGAGCCGCTAAATTTTTCATATATCTTTCGCTCTATAATCTCCTGAGTCTCTTCATTAGGGACTCCATTGTTGAAGTTTATTAGCATACTAGGCTGTAAGCCATTCTCTATATTAGATAAGTGATAATTACTAACCTCTTCTTCTAGCGAAGCGTATTGCAGACACCCTTGATAATCGACAGGGCTGTAATAGTAAAATCCAGCCTTATAAGGTTTGATAATGTAAAGCTCTATTCTTTGGGAGCGCGTTCCGTTTCTAAATGTAGGAATCCTTTTTGGTTTGTCTGATGGTTTTATATCCGACCATTTGCTATGATAGTAATAAGCCTCAACCTTGCCATTAACAGCCTTCTCAGCCCTCAACGTCTCCATGGGGAAGTGATGCAAAGAAGCAATCTCTTTCTTCTTGTTCTTATAAATAACCTGAACAGCAGCCTGACCAAGCATCTTTAAATCGGAAGATACTTTCTTTACGCATTCAGAAGTCAGAAGAGCCTTCATCTTTCCATACATCTCAGGCTTTTCACTAGAGTCTAGCGCGTCTAACCCTCTTCCGTATATCATATCAGATATACCATTGATACACCTACTATTCGTAGGGCTACCTAAATAGCGCTCTATCAACTCCCCAAAGTAATTGTTGTCGTCTCCATATTCAACCCAATTACCATTGTGGACTTCCTTAACCGCAGGTATTTCATACCCACTTAAATTAACTACTTTTAAATTCATACAAATATGTATTGCTGACTACTGTCTCCAGAATCATTCTGGTTATACTGGGAGTCATTCATGGTGTATTTAGCATCAGAATCGTAATTATCCGTGCAATAAACCTTATCTCTGTACCACAAAGAAGACCCGTTTTTTATTTCGATATTATACGTCGCATTATCTTTAAGAATGCTAAACGCGGCAGACACAGACATAAAGTTTCCATCCTTAACCGCGTCTACAGACAGCGTTTCAGATTTGCTTGTTCCGTCTCTGGTGATTTTCAGACTAAGACCGCTAGTAGCGCTCCTATACCTAGGAATAAACTTTATTGTTTGCGAGCTGTCGCTTGGCG